CATAATCGGCAAAACCAAAAGTAAAAAAAATAATCGGTATGGAAACCGATTTCATGCTGGAAAAAATGACATAAAAAATGCGCTCAATTGAGCGCATTTTATTGATTAGAATTTTTTAATCCTTTTAAAGATTGTTTTATAGATTCTGCCGTAATATAATCTTCATTCTCTAAAGCAATTCGCAACTGTTTCTCTAAATCCTCTATTTGTTGCCATTTACCTCTATTTCCACAATAATAATGATTTAAAAGAGGTAAGCTCATAGCAAAAGCATGAAACCTATCCCAATCTTTTAGACTCTCGTAACTTGGTTTATTAAGTTTCATCTCTTTATCTCCTAAAACAATCTTAGTCTCTTTCCAATCGTATTTTTGTGATGGCGGGATGAGTCTCAAAAACCTATCAATTTCATTTCCAGTATAATCATTTTTAAAGTCTTCAATATTATCCCAATATTGGTTTCCAGAAAACTCGCAGAACTTATCTGTAATGGTATCAAAAAAAGCAAAAGATTTCTCTTCATCATCTAAATATATTTGCCCCGTTAAATCAATGAAACGTATCATAAGCTATAAAGTTATTTCAATCAAAGATATACATTTTTTGGACGTTTTGTTTTATATTTTTGGACATTTTGTTTTGGCGATTATATTATCATTGAAAAATCATTCTACTTTAAACAACATTTAAAGCCCGTTTAAACCAAATAAAAAACGCACTCAAATGAGTGCGTTTTTATTATCTGGGATAAAGCTTGTTTCATGATATTCTTTGAATGCTCTTAAAAATTGCTCTCTAGCCCAATTATGCTCGTAATTATCTTCTATTTCAGAATCATAGTTAAGCAGATCTATTAAAAGTGCATTTCCACGAAAGGTCATTTTAATAATATCACCTACATCGCTGTTTTCCGCAGCATCAGAATATGAATTTTCGTTAGACCAGCCTTTTGTTAAGTTGTGGTAATATGTTTTTTGTCCCATTGTCTTTTGTTTCTAGTTCAAAGATATACATTTTTTAGGACGTTTTGTTTTCAGTTTTCGGACATTTTGTTTTGGCGATTATACAAACAATAAAATGCACTCAACTGAGTGCATTTTTATCTTACTGGTGGAGCTATCTATTATACAATATTATAAAAGCACATTACGGATTGCCACATTTTTTAATATATATATTATTGTACCTATGCAATCAGTCATTTGATACTATACAACAAAATTTTTCATGGTGGGTTGTATAATGGTATTAGTTTAAGTTCGGGCTGTCTATATTTTGGGCAGCCCTTTTTATTTAAGTCATTGATTGACATTACGGAAATCCGTTTTAATCAGCCAAAATGTCGATATAATTTTACTTTATGAAAGATATTGAAAAATTACTAATAGATTATCTGGCAGACGGATATAGCCAGTACGAAATCGCTGAAAAATTAAAAGAGCGTGGTATTAAACCCAATAGTTTAAGTTCCGTTGAGAAGCACCTAAATAAAATCAAGGAAAATTATGAGGCTAAATCTCTCTTTCACCTGGCTTGTATCCTTCATAAGTTAGAAATCTTAGGAAATACGGATTCCCGTAACAGTGATTAATTTTTTATTTGTATAATTGTACGATTGCAATCACAAACATTATTAATTTAAAAATCATTCAATTATGAAAAAAACAATTTTACTGAGCGCTTTATTAGTAGCGGGTGTAGTAAGTGCATTTCCGTTTAGAACTTCATGCGGAAAGGTTCTTCAAGTAAGTCAGACTATAGCAGATAACATGACCCTTGATCAATTAGGAAATTACCTTGGTGATGTCAATAGCCAGGCATGCCCAGGAACCGGGCCAGTTGCTATAAAAATCTATTACCACTAAAAATGAATGTTAGGCCGTCATATATGTATATTTGGCGGCCTTTTTTTAAATTTAAATAAATGAAAAAGATTATCACACTGATCAATTTTTTAATAGTGATATTTGTTTTTGGGCAAAAATCATTTCCAGTTGTGTATGAGGCTGACTATAAGTTAAATTACAGAATATCCAATGCCGCCGATTATAAAAAAGAAACAACTTTTGCACTGCTTATTAATGAAAATTCTTCTTTCTTCAAGGATATGCATAGATATGTGTCCGACTCTCTAATGGTTGAGAAAAAACTCAATTCATTAGAAGAGGCAATGAAGTATACGACAGATTTTAGAGGTTATATTGGGACCACAGCAGCAAAATTATATGTTACTGATGAAATCAATTACGCATACTTTGGATATGAAGAACCTAATAATATAAGTTGGAAAATCAAAAACGAGTTTAAAACTGTTGCAGGATATAAAAGCCAAAGAGCTGAAACAACAAAATACGGCAGGACTTGGATTGCATGGTTCACCCAGGATATCCCCTTTCAGTTTGGTCCTTATAAATTTAATGGACTTCCGGGATTGATCACTGAAATATATGATACTAAAGATGACTATCATTATACCCTATATACGTTTAGAAAAAGAAAATATATCTGTCGATCTGCCAATATAGCAACCAACGTAAAAAAACTAACTAAAGAAAAAGTAGCAGAGGTATTTAAAAACAGACTGTCAGGTAAATTAAGACTAAATGAACAATACATTGAAAGCAAAGAAGATCTCGAAATGTTAAGGCGTAACGCCTTTCAAGCGGAGAAAAACTATAATCCCATTGAATTAAGTATTTATTAACCAATAAAAAAGCACTCTAATTTTTGAGTGCTTTTTTATTGGGTTTGAATTTAATTGTTTACCCAATTAGCATCTCCAATTCTTCTAGTTCTCACATTTGTTCCTCCAGTACGCTTAAATGTACCGTCTAATGTCTCACCCAACCGTACAATTCCAAGTGATATACCCACGTCCATTATTTCCTTCGTCGTAAAAGTCGTATGTGTCAGGTAACTGCCATCCATGCCCTGGCGTTACGGTTCCATCACTTGCCTTTTCAATAACTAATTGTTCTATAGCAAAGTTTGATTGATTTTTAACAACAACAACTCTTGGGCATTTTTGCACGAGTACTCGTTTAAGCAGCATAGGGTGTCCAGCTCCCTGAATTTGCAAGGCTACCTTACAGCAATTGATCTGAATATTATCTGCATTAGTATGCTCCTGAGGAATCATAGCAATGTTGTAGCCGGATATATAAACATTATTAGCGATACATAAAGCACCATTGTCTCTTGATGGCATTATTAATCCCGCAGATTGAACAGTAGGTTGCGCAGCCTGTCCGCCATATACACCAGTGTCAATATTAACATTCTCCACTATTGCCTGTTGGAAATTGTGAAGGTTAAGACCGTGTATTGGAGCCCCATCAGTTGTACGAATCACAACATTTCTTATAACGAACGTGATGTAATTAAATGCCCACTGAGATGATGTACCCTTGGTAGTGTATATTACGCCTTTAGCATCATCATAATTAACGTTATTACATAGAATAGTACTATTCTTTTTATTAACCGGCATTTCTCCCACACTTCCAAATACACCTGTTGGGGTGTAATCTCCTACAATCTCAATAGTCAGAAAATTTTCTTTTTCAACGTATGGTATAGCAGCTTGGTTAATTAGCATCGTACCAGATAGTCTGATCTTTCCGCCTCCGGCTGCAATAAGAGAATTAATAGCTGTTAAAAATGCATTGGTATCATTGGTTACACCATCGCACTTTGCACCGAAATCTTTAAAACTTAATTCACTTTTAGTAGCTTCAGTAATCTGATCATCAATATAATTTTTTACTCCATCCTCTTCAACCGGAACAGTTATGGTTTTTCCTCGATAAAATTTCGTGTCACCTTTTTTTCTGGAATAAATTATATACTCAATATTGCTTCCAGTTGGAACCGGCATTTCAAAGGTGTTGTTAGCTGGGATTCCTGTGAGATAAGTACCGTACGATGTTGGAGCTGTATCTTTTCCACGACCCAGCCAGATGATTTCAGAGCTGCCATAAGCACTGAGATTGCCCTCAATTTTTATGAATTCGTAACCATTAAAGTACGACAATGGAATAAAACCATTTGCCCAACCTGATTCAATATGCTGAGAATATCCGGGTAAAATAATTATAGCATCATCTTTTTCACCTGCGGTAGGTAATGGAATCTCTTCCCATTCTACCTTTGTAGTCGCCAAAAAGCTTTTCAAAGAAGTTAAAGTCTTGTCATAACGCTCTGCGGTTGCTTTCATTACTGATGGCTCAACATTATTTGCCGGATCAAATGTGGTTTTGGCTGTTATCCCCTGAATTTTTGTTTCTGATTTGGTCCATGATGCTCCATTCTTATAAAACATGGTATTGTACCCCTGTTTAGCTCTAAGATTCCCAGCATTTGGATAGATTGTGCCCCAATCTGCTGCACTGTCAGGATTTTCCGGTTTATCAAGTTCAGAAGATGTTGAAGGTTTATACGAACCGTTGTCGGTTGGTTCGGGATCTGTTGGAGACAATACTCCTTTAAAGTCTATTTCCACTTGCGCTACAACATCATCAAAAGCCTGCAAAAGCGTTTCTTGCACACTCAGATCTAATTTATTATCTAATGAGGTCTGCAAGCTCTTTACTGCTGAGATTTCAATAAGTTCATCCTTATGCCAAAATGAATCGAACATATTATAAAATGCTTCCTGCGCTGGCTTTAAGCCTTTAGCAAAAAGTTGTCTGAGGTTTATTTTTGAGATTTTAGGCATTATCCTTTATAAATTATATAGTTAACAATTCGATACGGGTCCAACGTTTTAAGAGGTTCAGAAAGCCCCAGAACTTCAGTTTCTATCTGTGTACCGTTAGGGGTAGTTCCTATGTTATCCATCGGCCCTGTATCATCAACCAACCTCCCCCCATTAGTATAGATGGAGGTTCCGATTTTGACTTGTGGTAAATTCATTTTTTGGATTGTGGAGGTTTTACTTCCGCCAGTGGCTCCAAGCACGCTGAAATCAGAATCCGAAGGATCTCTTCCTACTAAAGTTCTGCCCGCTGATCCTGTCCATTCCTCATAACCAGGAGGAATTTCATTGGCTGGTTTCAAAAATAAAATTGGGCTGTTCCCTTCAAGTATGGGTTTGGCTATTTTTTCTAATTTTGACAACCGGTCCTCAATTGTATTAAGCGGGGTAACTCTTTTAAAATCGCTCCATGTGTAGGCAGAAGTAGAATAACCAAAAGTAGCGTAACGATACTTTTCAAATGGTTTTATGCTGCCATCTTCAAAGGCTGCCTGTGTATTTTCTTCTTTTATGATGACTGTAGATTGTTTTACACTTCCTTTGAATTCCAGAAGTTCTCCGTTAATAATCACATAGCCGTCACCAACGTTGACTCCCAGGTCTTCACAACCTGAAACAATAGCCTTTTCTCCTGCCATTCTAGCCACGCCGGAATAAATGGAATAAGCATCCTGCAAGCCTGCTAGTATTTCGGTTACCAATTTAAAGCCGCCAGTCTGATTAAAGTTAAATGTTTTCATTTACTACTATTTTATAGCGTTTGCCCGCTAGTTTATAAAAATCTATTAATGCTTTTATTTCGACCTGGTAATTTTTCAAATCACCAGGAATCATTACTGTAAAATCAACGCCGGAACCCTCTGTCTCCTCCTGGGTATAAATGAACATTTCACCCAACCATTTAGGTTTTTGCTCAGCGTTAGTATAGATGTACTTTGGCTTTTTAAGAACCCCGTCAACAATCTGTATTCTTCTCTCATAATCAAATGTATCATTCAAAATTTTCCGAAGTTTGCAGACTTGTGAATTATGTACAATTTTTGTAATATTTTGATTTCTATTTGTCAAAAAGCTCAGATTCAGATCTGAAATTTCATCAGAAATCAAGGATAAAAAAGAACTAAAAACAGGCGTTCTTAAAAAAGTAACCCAGGTTTGTAAAATCTGAATTTGACCATTTAATTTATACCACATATTCAATTTCACTGTTTTCAAAATCAATTGTATAATAACCGCTAACAGGGATTTTGGAAATCTCAATATTTTCATAGCTTCCGTAACTTCCTGCAATCGGATCTATCCAGGCTGTCTTTACTGTTATAAGATGCGGATTAATTACACCATCTATTATTTGTAACTTATCAACCATCTTATTAAGTATCAATTCGCCATTAAAAGGCAATTCCCTCATAAACTGTTGAAGTGCTTCCTTTACAGGTTCATTTCCTGCTATTATTGATACTCCGTTAGAATCAATTACATTTGGATCTCTTTTGATTTTCAGAAAAACCCGAAGCTTATCCGGCAGGAAATTAATGACTGTTGTTTGTACCCCTGCATCACGTATCTCTGAGATGTAGTATTCAAAAGCCGTTTTTTGATCTTCTGTTATTGGTTGCAGTATTCCTCCTGACTCAGTGGCTATTTTTATAATCAGCCGGCTTTCTTTTTCGGCTTCAGTAACCGCACAATATTTAATGATTTTATAGGGTAAAATCTCTTCATCACTCAGACCTCTATTATCAAACTGATCAGAATCAGTTAATAAAGAAAAACCATGCTGAAAAGCTAGAGACATCTTTCTGTACCATCTTGGGGTATGGGCTTTTTCTTCATTTATTTGCTGTGAAACTTCCTGCTTATGTTGCGCAAAGATCTGTTCATGTGTCCAGATGAGGAAAGCAACAACATAGAGGATATTTTTCCAGACTGCTGTATTGGATGTTGAATTTAAAGCATCCAAAGCCGGGTAAGTGGCTTTTCTTTCTAGCAAACTGTTGTATATTTCGTCTAGTGTTCTCATTTTATTGTATTTCAAATGTTTCTCCAATTTCCCAATATCCCACGCCTTCCAACGGTTTCACTTCAATCAAATTACCCTCTAAAGCTGTAGCCGGCTGATATCCTCTATAAGAAAAAAAGGTTACCACATCAATGTCCGTTTCAATGTCATCCGGGATAATGATCTCCATGCCTGGTGTTAAAATTTCAGTGACTGAAAGATCATTATGAACAGCGATAATAAAGCTATTCTCAACCTTTCCGGTGTATTGGATGGCAATATCTAATAATGACTGATTATGCAGGGTTATTATTGTCTCCATCTGTTATGTCTTTTATTGTCGTTATTCCAGACTTTATTTTTGCTGTAATTTTTTTAAAATACCCCCAGATATCAAATCCGGCCTTTGGGATATTTTCAAAAAATATTGAGTAGAATTCAATTGAACAGGCTATTGCAATTGATATAAGTGACAAGGTTAATTCATGGTCAGTATAGTTATTTGAACCAAAACTTTTAATTCTAAAAATCACCTCTACTCCGTAAGAACATATGATAAAAAAGAAATAGGTAACACTCTTTACAATTGAGAGTCTTATCCGGGAACTTGAAAAGCCATACTTCCAAAAATTGCTCTGGATTTTTGAATTTTTCCACATATTCCAGGAAGCCAGAACACCAGTGATAAAGTCTACAGCCATAAGACCAAGTAAAAGAAAGACTCCTAAAACGCAATCTGAAAAGGTCATAAATCCTAATGTTGGTAATATAATTGCCGGTTTCTTTACAGCAGCCAATAAGGCAACTGCATTTTTTTTATAAATAAGTAATTCTTTCATACGTTGATTTTCAAATTTTCATAGCCCCCGGTTAAATCAATGTCAGGATTATTATATCCGTCATATTCTAATTGAATGTTTAAATCACGTTTAAACTGATTATCATTCCGGTTTTTCTTCAGTTGCAGAACCGCTGCAAATCCCAGCATTGGAGCTCTTTTATATTCTCCCGGATGGGCAAACGTAATATCAATTACATGCTGCCGGTCGGATTCCCCTATTACAAAATCTCCATTTCGGATTAATGGGTCATAGTTTTCATTTATTAGGATGTCATTTCTCATGATTATGATATTTTACCGGTCCCTGTGAAAGGTCCCTGATTACTGGTTCCTGTAATTGTCACTGTAGAGCTCATTAAATACTCTTTAATTATAATAAGCAGCTTTTGTGCATACAGTTCTCTGGCAGATGCCTTGTCGGTGTAGCCTTCCATTTCAGACTGTAGGTCTACTATTTTTTGAATAAACTGAGCGTCGTTTAATGGCATTTTTATTGAAATAATTGCGTTGTTTTATTTTTCAGCTCTTCAAACTTTTGTTTATTGATATCAGAAAACTGGCCAGGACCTGACGGTGTAGTTATCACAGCATTTTTAAGATTATCAAATCCCTCTGTTAGAATTTCCTTCAGATTGCTTTCCTGGTTCTTTAGTTCAAACTTACCGCCTGACATTTCAAAGCGGGCTCCACCTAATGTTATTAAGACTTTATCAATCTTTGTATATTTAACTATGGCTGTTTCTGCGGGTTCATTTTCCACAACCAGGCAAAGCACTTCAGATCCAATGGCCGGATATATCAGAATACAATCATCAAAATTCTTATCAATAGCATTCAACCGGACATCATAAAGGGGAGGAAGATCTTCACGCTCAACAGTACAGGTTACCCCTGTAATTTCCGTTACTGTTCCTATTGAAGTCGAACGGTTGACCGGTAATGCCTTTTCAGATTGTTTCCTGATTAACTCAAGAAGCTTCTCCACGGTATTTTATATAGAATGAACCCAATTAAACCGAATACAACAATCTTTCCTATCCATAAATATAATTTCTGAAAAAAGGTCAGTTCTGCCGGAACTGTAACCTTTTCAATGACTGGATAAGGGACCGATATCGTTTTGTTACGCTCTTTAGTTTCCTGGACATATTGCTCTTTCCACTTTAAGAAGAGTTTTTGAGCTTCAGTATTAACCAGAACCTTGAGCTTTCCATCTTTTAAATTAATATCGGATTTGACTCCGGTTGTTTTTTTCTCTTCAGGATCTCTGAGCACCGGTTTATTATTTACACATTCGATATACGCTTCATAATAGAGGCTATCCGGGACCGATACCAGTACTGTATCTTTTAAGGTGACAGTAACCGTTTTTGTGGTGAAAATACTATCCTTTTCTATTTTTGGAGGTGGCAGATCCGGATTGCTTTTTCTTACGTTGCACCCTTGGAGTAATAGTAATATGACCATAAGTAGGCCGATTATATTCTTCATTGCTTTTAATTTTAAATGATAATTTATTTTGTCTTTTTATTCCGTCTGAGTCATTGATTGTTGTGGTAACGCCGTCAATGAAATACTGACCGTCACGATATCCAGTCGGGTAGTTAGGATCTTTTATATTGGCTCCGTCACCAACTTCTGTTCGAGGAAAAAACCAACTGTCTACACTTCCGTCATAGCCGTCAAATACTATTGAATTGTATTTTTTTTCGGCCCATTCCTTTAACTGCTGTTGATTCAGGTTCAGAGGAGCATGTAAGGAAATCTCACTTTCTCCAACGTCTCCAAATTCATAGGTTACCTTTTTATTTGCACTGCCTTTTTGCATAGAAACAGCCTTAATATACCGTTTACGGCTTGCCTTTGTTTTATATTTCAGATCTGTGCTTTCCCGGATATTTTTTCCAAAAGTAAAATCATGCATTACCTGTGGCTTAAAATCAACGGTAAGACCTGCATATAAAACCTTTCCCTTAAAAAAGCACCTAATTCCGAATTTGTCTTTGAGATCTTCAATGACCTTGTAGGGAGTAGCTCTTTCAATCATATATTTTCCCACTGGCATATCCAGGGCGTTCACCTGGTAACCAGGAGCAATAAACTGTAAAACCTCTTTCAGATTGGCAGATTTAAAGGTGTGGTTGATCAGAGGCATTTTTTTAAGCTTAAACATTTCGTCCTCACATTCCAGGACTATCGGAATTTCTGCCCCCACTTCTGCAATATACCCGGTAAATTCAGTATACAGATCTCCATTATATCCGGCCTCAATGACAATAGAATCCCCTACCTTTATAAATTCCAACAGATTTTTACGTTCCAGGGATAAACGGACATCATTTTCAACAGCTTTTTTAAACTCTCTGGGGAGCTCAATAGTGGCCGTATCAGATAATTTTTCAATCGTGCTTTCAATCGTGATAGACTTAGCCACATAGAACTGAATCCGCTCAGCAATGGTAATTCTGATATCAATATTGTAATAATGGAGAAACATTAATTATTAGGATTTAATAGGGTAAAATTCACCTCATTAATACTCGAAGCAGACAAAGTAAACTGTATAGTATCCTGAAAGCCTTCGACACTAGTAATGGAAACGTCTTTTAAATAGATTGATGTTATATTTTTTTCAATAAATTGGATTCCTTCAACCGCTATTGTATTATTGTATTCAAAAAACCGACATAATGTTTCAATTTTATCAGTAGGATAACTCCTATTTTCTACATCGACTAAAATCCCTCTGATTTCTATATCCCAGGGCTTTGTCCCCCATCGTTCAATTACTACCATATCCCCGCCGGAGACCTGTGTTTCAATAAGATTTTTTCCACGGCTAAAATTCATCATTAATGGAGGTGCATATATAGATCCATCGCCGGAACCCTCAAGCATTTTGGCAAATTTTAATTTCGTTGGATTTCTAGCAGGACCATATGACATTATTACTGCTTCAAAATCCGGGTCAAAATCCTCATATACTTCTACATTATACTGGTTATCTTCCCTATTGATTACCGCCTGGTTAATCCTGTTATTAATTGCCATTATTCCGAAAGCAGCGGCATATCTGGCAGCTAAATTGATTACAATTGATTCTCCGTTTGTCATTACTGAAGTTTTTTAACACTTAATATTCCCATATCTGCGAGCCATCCAATCTGCGCCCATTTAATGGCCCAGGCGTCGTCATCCAGTTCCTCCGGGAAAGGAATATGAAGGAAATGGCTGATCAATGCATCTGCCTTCATATATAAATCACTTTCCTGATTATAGCTTAGCCCGGAACAGCCCTCTAAACTTTCCCAAACTTTCCCTGGCGGATCGGAATCAATTCAGTTAAAAGTCCGGCGGCTGCATAGAAAAGACCGTCATCAGCCAAAACGCGTTCTTTATCTGTAAGAATGCAGTTTTTCACTAAAATCTCCTGTCCCTTTTTAGGGTCTGTATTCATAAACTTCATTGATTGTCCTACAATCGAACGGGAAGGCACAAGGGCCAACACTTCGATTTCTTCAGTAGAATCGTCGTCCAAAGGAAGAATTAACGATCTCAATTTATCTCCATGCTCTTTTTTTAGAGCTTCTTTTGTTTCTTTATTAATTTCTTGTAACATTTTATTTAAAGGTTATTTAAAGGTTAAAAATTGTATTGAACTATGGGAAAAGATCAAGATCTACTTTTAGAGCAAATAGATCAAATTGTTTTTCGAGGCCCATATCTCCGGTTACATCACGACCATTACTCTGGAATTTAGCAATGATCTTATCGACAACAATCATATTGAATTCATTCACAAATTCAACAGTGATAGTAAAAGGTTTGATCTTTAACAGATCACCTCCGGCCGCTCTTTCTAACGGCACTAAGTCGGCCATCATTAAGGTCATTGATGCAGATGGGGTTTTCTTTCCCCAGGACCATGAGGTGGCATCAATCCCCAACGTATGGTTTAATTGATGTTCCTGCTCATTCCCGTAAGTGATAGCCTTAACATTGACAGGAACCGCATTAATTTGGACCTTGACATCAGCACTGTCATAGGCTTTGCCATTTCTTATAATATCACTCATTACAATTGCGTTTTAAGGTTAACAGTTCCGTTTATTTCACCAATATTACCCTTTGGGATCAGCTTAAAACCAATGTTCAGAACCTTTGCTACAATCACGTCGCTGTCAGGGTCTACATAGGTTTTACCCCCAGAAATCTCTCCGGCTCTCTGCATATCTGCAAATACACCATCGCCTATGGCTTCAAAGGCCACAACAACACCAGGAAGCATTTTTCCGGTTTCCGGATTGACTGCCGGGTCTGTCTTTACTTTAGGTAAGTACATTGTTCTTAATGCTCTCCTGGCTTTCTTTGCTGTTCTTCCATAAGCGACTGTATGCTCATTGATGTTATTATTATCATCCAGGATTACAGGAGCACAAACATGGTCATTATTAAGTCTTACCCCTGCCATTCCGGTATAAGTCAGTCCAAATACGTAACCTTTATTCTCTAATGTCTGAAGATCAGAAAACTGTTCTTTGATGGTTTTATGATTGGATAATCCAGGATTAACAAGGAGCTTTTTAGATTCATGGGTAAGGTTTTTAGTTTCATTTTCCCCAATATTCTGATTAACAGAACATGAAGCACAAACCCCCAAAACAGTACCTATAAAAGCATATTTCTGAGCGTGTCCGGTTTTCTTTTCTGCAATATCGAAATCCTGTCCGATCACAAGACTCACCCCTTCAGCGGAAAGATTTTCTAAATCTCTAAGATTGGCAGAGCTGGCGGCAGAACCGCCATAGCTGTAACCTTCAAGAAAAACAGATACCGGCATGAAATTATCTTCACTCCATTCTTCTAATACTTTAGCCTTTGCGATGGAATTATACACATCATCCGGCAAACCGTTAAGCATGGTAATTGTAGCATCAGACTCTAGGTTTACCCCGATTGCTAATTGCTTAATTTTACCTTCAGCAAATATCAGGAGCTTTTTAGCCGGCTGCTCACAAAGATCAACAAGTTTTTTTGCCTGGTCTTCGATGATAAAATACAGTTCTGTTCCAGTAGCTGCAAAACGGTAAAACTCCGAAAAATGCTCATAAACATTGATGTTATTAGCCGTATCATATTCTTTAGTGATTCCCAGGCTTTCAACGTCATCAATATTGTAAACCACTAAAGGGGTATCAAGTTCCATATTAGCCGGCTTAGGACCGGTTATAATAATACCGGAAATTGCATCATCACTACCAAGTCTGTTGGTTCCGACTTTTCCTTTTTTAAAATTAACGCCGTTTATATTTGACATCTTTTTGAATTTATTTAGATTGATCTTCAGCAGGTTCAATCTTCTGACCTTGTTTGATCGTTTCGATTTTACCCTCTCTTTGGCCTTCCTTACTTTTTGGAAGACTGTTATTTGCATAGTTGATATCTGTGAACCACTCACCCTGAGGATTCAGGTAAAGCTCCTTAACAGCTTTATTTTCTTTAAAAAACTGTTGGGCGTATTCTTTCTGTGCCTTTGTCATGATTCTGCTTTTTAAGGTGTAACATTATCTGAAATAATAGCACCAAAACCATGATCTTGTTTTTTATCACAAAGGCCATAACAATGCAATCTTAGTTCAGAGGTTGGATCTTTAGAGCGGGTGTCCTGTGCCATTGGCTTTAATAATGTTGTAACAGATTCAATATGATACACTGTATTAGGAGCATAGAAAAATACAGAACCAGACTGATCTCCGGCGGCAGGCGTTGAGCCTAAAGATTTTAAAACTCCCGCAGCATTGTATTTTGGAGTTTCGGTATTTTCAAAAATCTGTAGGTTGAAAAATCGTTTTAATTCACCTGTATTTTTATCAATTTCAAGATCCCGGTAATTGTTAGTATTAGCTCTGTCATGTACTAAATCGGCCTTATGTGTATCATCCAGGACAAAATAAAACTGATTTTTATCTTTAAGATTAAGTTTTACAAGTTCTTCAAAAAGGAAACGATTAAGATCATCATATGTCAATCGTTTTCTACCGTTGAACTCCTCTCCTGTAGTTCTAATTACAGGCATTTTCCCGACACTGTGTTGTTTGGGAGCCAGTTTACTTAATGAGTAATCTCTTACTCCGATTTTAAAGGAGTTGGTATGTTCTACCCTTAAAGCCGCTTCTTTGTCGAAGGCCATTGCTCTGAGCTCCGCATCTGTGTATGAGGTTGGTGTAGTGTCTAATTTATCCCACGGAACGTGCCCCTTTGCTCCTGTCATGGCCAAAGGCGTAAAATCAACAGTTGCATTGACTACAAAACCAACATTGTTGATCAGCTTATTAAATTTAATCCCGTCTGAATCAATAGCAGCCGGATTGGGCCTTTTTAGTACTCTAATGAAGGAATCATTATAATTCCTAAAGTCTTCTAATAACTGTGGGTCTACATAGGTTCTGGTCCACAAACCGTCTTCAAATTCTGGCATTTTTATTGGTATTTAGCGTTAAATAAATTTTTGAACTTCTCAGGCTCCTGAGTAGCCATTTTTTCGAGTCCCTTCGGGTCTTCTTTCTGCCACTGGGCAAAATCCCAGCTTTCCCGGCCTGCTGTCACTGCTCCCTGATTACCTGTCTGGATAGCTGCTGAGATATTAGGAGCCTGGGGCTTACTTACGGTTTTAAAGACAAGTTCAAGAGCTTCCACTCCTGAAGTCGCGCCTATTGTTTCATAAGTTTTTCTTTCATCTTCTGTGAAAGTTTTTCCAAGACCGGCCGCTGCACCATCAATAATGGCTTTGATTCTGCCGTCTTCGTATTCTTTGAGTTTGGCCTCTGCTGTAGTTTTTGCAGTTTCCGCCGTTCTTTTTTCGGCTTCCAAATCATTGATCTTTTGTTGAATTGCACCTATTACGGCAGTATCAGAGCTTTGAGCATTGACCGTATGCAGCGCAAGGGCTGTGATTAATAACTGTTTCATATCGTCGTTAAAATTTGATTGAGATTGAGATTGTTGTGTTGGAAAGTCCATAAAAGCATTTACCGCCGGAGTTGAATATTTCATCAAACTCACCGCAGGTGTAGGAATAGAGGTCAAAAGTGCCGCATACATATTGAAGACTTCTGTTTCTCCTACCTCTTCAGGAATGAATGAAGGATAAACAGTCTCAACGGATGCCGGGATCACTTCAGAAACCAAACCGAGATCTAAAGCCTCCTGAGCGCTTAACCAGGTATCAGTATCTAGCCAGGCCATTACTTCATCCTTAGATTTTCCGGTTCTAAGCATTAATTTATCTGTAAAGTTCTGTTCCATCAAACGCAATAATTTTGCGGCTGATTCGTGGTCTTTAGCATTACCATAAGAACCGCTAGAGGGTGCGTGAATCATGACGTATCCGTTATTTACAATTTTCACATTCTTGGAGGACAGTATGAAAACAGCACCCATTGAAGCGGCTAGACCATCTATAATAATAGTAATGTTTGCGTTTGATCTTTCTATTGCATTACACATCAGATTCCCGGCGAAAACACTGCCACCATAAGTGTGCATTCTAATGGTGATTTCAGAATACTTTGCCTCAAGTTGATTTAAATAATACACGAAATCCTGTCCATCATATTCCCAGATGGTTCCGTACATAGTCAGTGTGTTTTCTTTAATACCGAATATCATGTGTTTGCTTGATTTTTCAGCAATATTAAAGCTCAAAAACAGGGGTTGGTAAATCATCCGCAAGGGTTGCCACTTTTTAAAAAAAAGGTCCTTTTTATTTGGAAGTTTGCCCAAAAGTGTACAATGGCAAAGAGAGTTAACAATGAGCCCTTACGGGCTATGGCAGAGAGAATGTTTGTCGAGGAAGGCATGACCGCAAAAGCAATTGCCTCAACTATTGATGTAACTGAGCAGACGATAGGAAGGTGGCGGAAAGGTATTCAGGGAGATATCTCCTGGGATGAAAAAAGAAAACAGTATTTAACCGCTCCCAACAACATTAAAAAGGTTTTAATGACGGAGCTCGGTGATCTTGCTGAGGGAAAAGATTCACGAATTGATGTTAAAGCAATAGCAGCCGTCACAAAAGCAATCGAGCTTCTGTCTGATAAAGTTTCGGCTCAGATCGTTATGGCGGTTTTTAAAGAGTTCGATTCCTGGATGGCCGTTCAGGACCCGGAAGCGGCTGTCTCATTTCTTGAATGGCATAAGATGTTCCTCCTATATAAAGCACAACAAGAGCAGTAATGAGCGCCGCAGATGTAAAATTGACAAAGGTATATGAAAAGATGCTCCGTGATTACGATGAGCATTGTAAAAGTATACATCAATCTACAGGCTCCGGGCTCAACCCAAACGAAACACCCACAGAAAGAAGAAAACAGCGGTTGGAGTGGGAAAAAGATTATATTACCTGGTTTGAGGAAATGTTTCCGCATTATGCTAAAGTAAAATGCGCGTGGTTCCATAAAAAGCTTGCAGATTTAATTATTAATAATCCTGTTTGTGATGTCCTGGCGGAAATTTACCGATCAGGCGCAAAATCCGTGCATATTGATTTAGGGATTCCCTTATACCTTTATGTTACTGATCAGCTTCATTTCATGCTCCTTTTTGGTCAAACGGATCTGAAAGCCAAAAAGCTTATTTCTGATATCCAGTCAGAATTAGTTTACAATCAAAAATTTATCCACTATTACGGTAAAAAATTCAAATTTGGAGACTGGTCGGATGGTGACTTTACCACTACAGACGGGGCAAAGTTCATGACCTCAACGCCCGGTCAATCTCCCAGAGGATTACGTGAAGGAACATCCCGTCCGGACTACATTGTTTTTGATGATGTTGATACCAGACAGAGGGTGAACAATGATGATTTGTCCAAAAAATTATTTGACTTTGCCTGGGAAGATGCAAGAGGGACGTTTGATGAGGGATCTCAATACCGCCGTTTTGTAGTAGCTAATAATAACTTTCATAAAAATACGCTGATCAATCAGCTGAAAGAGGAATTTAAATTAATCACCCTGAGATTAAAACAGGCCGGAATAAAATCTACTTTTTTTCACCTGCATGTCCCTGCTGTTAAAGATCTGACAACCTTTGAGCCCAACTGGCCGCAAAAAACAACGGCAGCATACTGGAAACAAAAATATTTATCTACGCCCTACAGGTCATTCATGCGTGAGTATATGCATGTGCACATTGTTGAGGGTACAATCTTTAAAAATGAATGGATTCAGTATAAACAGCGTTTGCAATTCCGCTCTTATGATGCCCTGGTTTTTTATGGAGATTTATCCTATAAGGATGCCGGAGATTATAAAGCAATGATTTTCGCCGGAAAGACCGGACGGGAATTTCATGTGCTGAATTCCTTTGTCCGGCAGACCTCAAAATATAATGTGGCAAGATGGCTTTATGAATATGTAAAAGACAACAATCTGCTTTCTTACAACATTTCATATTACATAGAGGGACTTTTTGCCCAGGATGAATTTGTGAGTGATTTTGATGCTGTAGGCGATGAAATGGGTTGGTATATTCCCGTTGTAGCTGATGAAAAAACCAAGGCGGGAAAATATGACCGTATTGAAAGCATGCAGGGATATTTCCAACGTGGCAATATATGGTTCAATGAAAAAAACAAAGAATCAACCGACAACCAGGAACTTATTAATCAGTTACTGGCATTCGCAAAAGGAAGCGGAGCCCACGACGATGGTCCTGACGCTCTACAGAGCGCCATTAGCAAGCTCAATGTTTCTGCCATCACCAACAAAACACCTTTAAAAACAACAAGCAGAAAGGAAATTCAAAACCGTAACCCAAACAGATTTTAAATTATGTTTATAACAGACGACGATTACAGCGTATTGGTACGCAGAGAAATAAAAGATATACTCTTGGAGGACTATTCTGAGACCAAAATAAGGGCCGCCGAACAAATGGCCATCCATCAGGTTAAAAATTACCTCTCCGGTAAATATGATGTTGGAAAGATCTTTTCCAAAACAGGAGATGAAAGAAACAGTCATATTGTCATGATCACTCTTGACTGTGCACTTTATCACCTTTACACCCCATTTCCCCGAAAGATGCCGGAAATAAGGGCTCAACGATATCAGGATGCTATTGATTGGCTGAAACTGGCAGCAAAAGGAGATAATACAGCCGATTTACCGCCCATCACTGACGATAATGGAAATAACCTGGTAGGAATAAAAATCAGTTCAAAATACACTCCTGAAAACAATCGATGGTAAAAACAATGTTTAAACACCCTTTAAACTCGCTTTAAATCAATTTTAAATTAATTCTAATGAGAATATTAGGTTTTGATATAACACGTAAAAAAAGCCCCGTTTCTGTCGTTCCTGAAAAAAAGGTTCAGGCAAGAAAAAATCCTAAAATAACACAGGTTGTTGAAAGCTTCAAAGACAGCAGCCGGAAAGATATCCAAAAATGGCGGCAGGCGTTAACTGCTGCCACCAACCCGGAAGATCCAAAATTTAGCCTTTATCATGATTTGATTGATGACCTGATGAATGACGGACATCTTCAGTCACAAATTGAGATGAGAAAATCATCTACATTAAACACGGATTACCAGACTATCAACAGGAAAACCAAAAAAGTAAATGAAGAAATTACCTTTATTTTACAGCAACAATGGTTTTATAAATTTTTGGATGGTTCAATTGACAAAAAGATCAGAGGAACGAATTTAGCTGAGTTTTTATCTTTCCAGGCTGAAAAAATAGAGCTTAATTTTATCCCCCGCCGGAATGTTGTCCCAACCAGAAAGAAAATTTTCCCGGACATCACAAAGCCGCAGTTTATCGACTACAGTAATTCAGTATTCGATCCGTGGCTGCTTCAGATTGGAGAAAATTTCGATCTTGGAATTATCAATAATATCATTCCTAATCTTATCTGGAAAAGGAACGTAATGCAGGCGTGGGCTGAGTTCTGCGAAAAATTCGGAATGCCACTCATTACCGCAACCACCAACACTACAGACTCAAAAGTGGTCGATGCAGTACACGAAATGCTTTTAAATCTTGGACAAGCCTCTGTAGGAACTTTTCCTCTCGGTACAGATATTAAATTCCAGGAGGCCAACAGACAGGATGCATATCGGGTATACATGGAGTTTATGCAGGCAAACTCAAACGAGATTTCAAAAGTTTTGGTCGGTTCTACAATGCTCAGTGACCAGGGGACGAACAGATCCCAAACCGAAGTACATGAACGTTCTTTAGATAACAGAATTGCTCAGGCGGATAAAAGAGATATCCAATTCATTGTAAATGATCAGTTATTCCCTTTGTTAAGACTACAGGGCTATAATATCAGTCAGGATGATATCTTTGAATGGAAAACAGCAGAGCAGGAAACTTCTTTAACTGAGCTGTGGAATATTACAAGCGGTTTAATTACAAATGGCTATGAAGTAAAGCAGGAATGGATCTCACAAACTTTCAATATTCCGATTGAAGGGAAAAAAACACAGCCAGAACAACAGCCAAATATTGCAGCTCGCTATTTTCCGTCAGGTACTGTAAATAGCATCTCTGCGGACAGATATGATTTTCATTGCACCTGTGGCAATCATCTTGAGCCCATTGATGCAATTTCAGGCGATACCATAAAAAAGCTCGTTAAAAAGCTAATTCGGGCAGTATACGACAAAAAGGAAATTTTGGGAGCTAAAGGACAATTGATTGCTTCTGAAGCCTTACTCATGATCAAAGGACTGAGAGACAATTTCAAAACTTACAATCCATACACCGGACCGGATCAACTTGTTTTACAAATGATGGAATACAATGTCTTTGAATTCTCAGCAAGCAAAACAGAGGCCCGATATGCATCAATGATGGATCTTATCACCGATAGTGAGACAGGGATCAGATCATATGATGAGTTTGAAAAATTATGTCTTGAAAAAACGAATGATCTTGATACCAGGTATCTGGAAACAGAATATAATTTAGCGGTAGCGGTAGGCCAAAATTCTGCGGCTTATGTTCGGTTTATGGCTGAGAAAGATACTGTGACCAACTTGGTGCAATACCAGACTGTGGGAGATGAAAACGTAAGAGAAGCTCATCAGATCTTAGAGGGTAAAATATTTTCCCTGGATGACAAAGAAGCGATGAAGCTTTGGCCACCTAACGGGTACGGATGCCGCTGTGAAATGCTGCAATACATCGGCTCAGGGAAACCGATATCAGGAAGAACCGGAACAGAGCTGATTTATTCGCGTGATGTGAAATATAAAAACTCACAGTTTGAGATCAACCGCGGAGATTTAAAGCAGGTTTTCACACAAAAACAGTTCTACAGTGACAATAAGGGTCTGCCTGCTCAGCTCAATAAAATGACTTATGATAAGTACGGACTAAATAAATGGGCTGATTTTAAAGACGATTTAAAGCCCATTAGCCTGGATAAAAGTATTACACCTGATAATGTTAAAGAATTATTTAAAAAAGAGGAAAAAACCAACTATATGGGCTTTTCTGATTACATGGGTAGAAAAATGGTCCTTCCTGAAAAAACATTTAACACCAATACATCAGGAAATGCACTCAAAGATGATAAACACAAGGTATTCCCTCATGTACAGGACATATTAAAAAATCCGGATGAAGTTTGGCTCAACGAATATGACAAAAATAAGTTTGGATCTCATTATGTGAAATTCTACGGCGACAGATCCATAATTGTCAAAGTTAATCTTAACAACAAAATGGAAGGGCTTGAGATCCTTGACTGGTATAACTTAAATAATGATGATGCCAAGCAAAGAACAGGTATCAGGATAAAATAATTATATGGCAACGTCAAAATTACAAATGCTTGTCTCATTATCAACCAAATTATTTAATAATGGTTTGCAGAGGCTCCAAAATAGGTGGAGCCAGGGAGTTGATAAGATGAAACAAAAATATCAATCCTTGATTGATATGGTTCCGGGGCTTGATGGAGCTCTGGACAAATTAAAGAACCCTTCCCTGATTTTTGGAGCTGCTTTTATGGCTGCTGTAGGGTTCCTGGGAAAAGCTACAAAAATGGCTAATGACTGGGAGGTCAAAATGGCGGAGATTAACGTCACCGCCGGTCTTGGAAAAAAGGAGCTCCGGGGGTTGTCTGATCAGCTCCTGGATATCGGGGCCCGGAACTCTTCCAATCTTGATGAAGTTCCGAAGGCTTTCACCCGGATCATTAGTGCCGGGTTAGATGTGGACCAGTCGCTGAAGGCATTGGAACCGACCATGCGAGCCGCAAAAGCAGGATTCACAGAAGTGGAAACAGTAGCGGGTGCGGGAATTGCTACAATGATGTCATCAGGAAAAGACATTAATAAGGTTTATGATGTGCTCTTTGAGACTGTTAAGGAAGGTAATGCAGAATTCAAAGATATTGCCAGGTATCTTCCTAAAGTAATCCCATTGGCCCGGAGTATTGGTTATGAACTGGAATCAACCGCAGGGGCTTACGCATCACTGACAACCAAATTAAGCGCTGAGCAGTCTACTACGGCTTTAGAGGGTATTATGAGAACCCTCTCAAATGCAGATATTGCAATGGGTAAGGTAGACAGCAAAACGGGCCGGTATATTAGTGGTTTCCGGGCATTGGGAGTTAATATTTTTACATCCGCTGGCAAGATCAGGCCCCTGATTGACATTGTTCAGGAAATTAATAAGCAAATGGATGGGCTAACAGATGAGCAAAAAATTAAAAAATTGAGTTCATTAGGATTTGACCAGTCTACAGCTTTAGGATTTCAGACTCTTGCTCAGGATGTTGAAGGATTAAAAAAGGCAACGATTGCTACCACAGACTCGCAAGGCTCATTAAATCAGGCTTACATTGACTCAATGACCCCTATGGAAAAATATGAAATGATTCAGAATAATATCAAAGCATCAATGATAAAACTAGGGCAGGAAGCCCTTCCATATGTAACTGCGGGACTTGAAAAAGTAGCACCTTTATTTCAATGGATGTATAAAAATGTGGATATTTTAATCCCGCTTTTTGGAACCTTTACTGCTGTTCTGGGTATTCTTACTATCGCTACCTGGGCCTGGAATTCAGCTTTATTGGCAAATCCGGTTACCTGGATCGTTGTAGGGATTTCAGCCCTTATCGCCATTATTGTACTGGCCATTGCAAAATACGACGAATGGGGGGCAACCTTGTTGTTATTTATGGGACCCATCGGACGGGTAATTTCTGCCTTAAAACTTCTGTATGACCATTGGGACAGCATTAAAGCTGCTTTTAAAGATGGAGGGATTATTGAGGGATTAAAAAGAATAGGTATTGTTTTAATGGATGTACTACTACAACCTATTGAGCAACTTCTTAAATTATTAAGCTATCTGCCCGGTTCCCTGGGAGCTGCCGCCAAAGAAATGCAGGGATCAGTCAGAAAGTTCCGGGAAGATTTGGACCTCGTTGATACTCCTGAAGAAACATTGGCAAAGAAAAGGCCGGAATACATGGAGGCTATGAAGGCCCACAGCGAAAAGCTTTTAAAGAAGCCATTTGACCCCAGCTCACTTTATGGAACTAAACCCGGAGATTTCAACAAGCAGCCGGGGGAAGATAAAGAGAAAAAGAAAAAGTTGAAAGATGGAGTTAACAAAGTAACCGGTGAGGCTAAGCAGGTGAGAAATATCACGATCAATATTGGTTCGTTAAACAATGGCGGTATCAATGCAAAATCTGAAGAATTCAAAGGCATGACAAAACAGGATATTGAAGACTGGTTCAATGAAGCAATGATGAGAATTATGAGAAATGTAGAAACATCATAATTATGAGTGTAGAATTTAATACAGACTTTTTTGAAAGGCTGAAAAAGGTTAATAAATCAGCCTTTCTCAATAGATGCATAGGCCAGGTCGGAGTTATTGCCGTTAATTTTTCAAAGGAGAGGTTTGTTCAAAAAAATTGGATAGATCGAAGCCGGGAAGCCTGGAAGCCCCGCAAACGTCCGGCCCGTGGTTCTATATTAGTAAGATCCGGCAGGCTAAAGCGGAGCATTAGAAAATTATCCCAGGGAAGCTATTATGTTTATATAGGGACTGACGTTCCTTACGCCAGAATCCATAATGAAGGAGGGCAGATCAATAAGACTGCCAATGTCAAAGCTCATACCAGGAGAGCAAGAGCAGGTCGAAGAGGCACAGGAACACAGAATGTCAAAGCCCATACCAGGCGAATGAATGTAAAAATCCCTAAACGCCAGTTTTTAGGCGAATCAGCATTGTTAAACCGTAGAATCGAAAGATTTTTATCACGGGAATTAGATAACGAAATAAGCAGAAACGGAAACTCATGAAAGCATTTTACAGCGAACTTATTAAAACCTTTGAAAAAGAGGAGATAAAGGACGAATACACATCAAAAGGCGTGTTATATCCCCAATTCATTGATTTATACGGAGGGCAGGATTTTGAGCCTGAAAGCTTCGATATTTATCCACAACCTGCAATTTTTGTGAGTTGGAGTATTGATCACAGACAAAAACCTGCTTTAGTGACAATTACTTTTCGGCTTTGCTTTGAGCAGTATCGCGATACCAGCAATCTGGGCAGAAATACCGAAGAAGCATTGAAATTTATTGATTATAAGGAGATCACAGATGATATACTGAGAAAATTTGAAAGTCCCGATACTGGAAAACTAACCCCGGCAACTGAAGAATTAAATATTGAACCTGTTATATCAGATCAGTATATATTAGTGTACAACTGTAGCTATAAAAACAATATCACCCCTGAATCCAGGGGTGAATATAATGAGGTCAATATTAAAAGTGATTTATTCACAAAAATGATTTAAATTTCTGTATTATCAACGTACCATTTACCGTGTTTTCTATAAACCTTTAATTGGTACGTTTTTAAATCCGTATAGCCATTTAAACGGCGTTTAAAGAACCTTTCAACACGGTTTTTTACTTCAGACGAAAGCTGTTTGTCTTCAAATATTAATCCATACATTGTTTTTTTAACAATAATTAGCCCGGAATAATTAATATTTTCAGTAGGTTTCTCAGGACGATGCTTAAAAACTTCGCCTTTGCTTCGTGCTGGATTGATTTGGGCAAATGATATCAACCAACAAAACACAAATATAAACGTTAATATTCTCTTAAAAAGAGATACGCCAATGCCCGTCATAATCATATCTTGATATACTATAATTACTTAAACTCATATATTTTTTCTTACTTAGTGCTTCCGGATCTGCTTTTGGATCTGCATATTTTTTCCATATTGGAAATAAGGAGAGAAATTTCCCGTAAATGGTAGTAATTGCCCATTTTTTTACGCCTTGTATTTCCAGATCTTTATTTTCTCCATCCATATAAATACCATATTTAATAAATAGAATATCCGAATTATCATCTACATTAATAAACTTGATATTATCCTTATCATCATCCTTCCGGTTAACAGCTAATTGATAATTTCTCCCTGTATCTTTCACTAATTGATCAATGGTCTGTTTGAATTGTAAGGAATCCAGTTTTTTTAAATCAGTTTGGGAAAAAGCTAATATAGGAAATAGAAGGAATAGCAATTTTTTCATATTAAATATTTTGACAAAGGTAGAAATTAATCATAAAAAAAATTGCGGTTTCCCGCAATTCTTATTATTGTAATTGTTGATGTAACTGATTTTTGACTATCATCAGCGTATTTCCTTCATAACTTCCCGCTGCTGCATCAAAGAAAATATCAAATTCAATAAGGTAATTTAACAGAGCTTCAGCCATATAAAATTTTAGCTTCAATTTAAACTCCTTTTTACTGGTCTTTGTGGATATCGCTTTTTTGAGAAGCTTTTCCCGTAATTCAATACAGATAGATACAATTGTCTTTAAATTCCTTTTTAAGCCTGAAAATTCAATTGTATCGAGTGCAGACATTACATTATTGATAACACATAAACCGGCATAGTCAATATTTACAGTTACATTCATAGTATTACATAGTTGTTTTTGTCTCGTTTTTTAGAGAGTAAAGTCCGCCAATTGTAGCCTTTTTTCTCAAAGTGTGGCAGATCTTTGAACGTTTTCCAGTTTCCGCCCCAATCCCAGCCATGACGGGCAAAAATCTTAACACATTCGTACCAGTCCGCTACTCCGTCATTATCCCAATCTTTTGCGGTGTCCCAGCTTGCTGTTTTTCCATCAATAATCAACACGATGTCTACAGCAAGCCCATAATTATGTATGCTCTGACCTCCTTTTGCATTGGTGACTTTCTTACCGGCTTTGATTCTGCCCTGTTCATACAGTGCGTTTTGCTCTTCAAAGGTTCTAAGCCCTTGCGATATACGAACCTGGGCACGGCCGGTTAAACTGGCGTTACATTCATTAATGATCTTTGTTACTTCTTCTCTTACACTTGGGTGTAGTTTAGAGATTCTTTCCTGTGTTACTTTGTCCATTGTATTTAAAAATTAAAGGTTAATTGATTTCCATTGCTTGTCTCTTTTTCCTGTAATTTTTTCAGTTCCCTTTTTGCCGGAATACCTAAGTATGTGCCGTATGTACGTATTGAAATGTGAAACTGTGGCTCTATGAACTTGTGGAAAATCTCTTTATAAGTCAATCGCCCGCCAGACTTATGCTCTTGCGTGATTTCCTGAATTTTTACAATTTTCTTGTAGTAATTAGTTTTGTTATAAGCCATACAGAATTATGAGTATATTTGCAGTGTTCAGATGCAAGCTCGTGGTCTATATGGCTCCGGGCTTTTTTAATTGTTGGATGGGAAAGGAAGTTTATTTTTATGATACCATTCCCTTGTCCCCGGTTTTTTAGCTGATTTATTATATTTACTCCTCAAACTCTTAAATTGCCTGATAAGTAGATCAAATTCATTGGCAGAATAATTTTTTAAGGGCTTTTTTAGCGGGCTTAGCTCCAACATAAACCGATTAAACGGTTCCCAATTCTGCGGATCATACAACCCAATATATTGAGCATCTTTTAAAACAATTGATCTGAGGCTTTTTAAGTGCTGTTCTGCGTACTGATTATTTAATTCCTCATAAACGGTCTGCTGCTTTGGAAAGAATGAATAATAAAGACTTTCAAGCTCTTCCCGGGTAAGCTCATTAATGTTTCCGGTTCTATATCCTGTATGCATCCAAATGGTAGGCTGCAATTGCTCAGGTTTAAACTTTTTTATTAAATGCTCTCGCATGATTGAATTTGTGATCATTTTGGTTCAATTTTTTGTGTTTAAATGACGTTTAAATGTCTTTAAGATTTCTTTTTTTCAAAATATTTCATTGAAATATGATGCATTACAAGACTTCCAACCACTGAGCCAACCAAATAAACCCCCATCATCACCGGATTATCAAAATTTTGTACAACATTTCTGATCACAAGCAGCCAAATTCCGTTACTGCAAACACTGGCCAAAGCGTGGAATGTTAAATTATCACTGTTTCTCGCACGGCTCACAAGCGTAAAGCTTGCGTTTTGAAGCACTACAAGTGCAAACATTTTTAAAATTTCTATCATAATTTGGAATATTTATACGTTACTGAGTTCTACAAGTCTTTTTTTATATTTATCTAAAGTCGATAATGCTTTTAGATATTTTTCATTTTGCCAGTCTGGAAACAATTCTCTTTGTTCAAGCTCAATAAATTGAGAAATAGCGTTTTCATATTTTGTAATCATTCTTTTGCAAGTGGTTAAGTCTTTTTTAGCTTTACGTTGTTTTAAGACATTAAAATCTTCTATTAGCTCTGGTTTTTTTGCACCCCACTTAACGTCTACATCATATTTAGGGTATTTGATTTGTAGCAAAGCAGCGCTATAATTAAAAAACCATTTCCATTTTTGAAACCATTCAATATTGTATCCGTACCAATATTTCTTTTCTACGAAAGTTCCACCAAACCTCTTAGTGTAAACTATAGCTTCAAAGAAATATATTGACGTCTCTTCAACTGAATAAGTTTCAGCTATAAGGTAACTTCCTGTTTCCATTCTTTCTTTTTTTTTGTTCCCAGGAGCGGAATCGAACCGCTCCAAAAAACCGTTTGGGATTAATATACCTCTAGTCCTCCAACTAGATCCGCTTCATCTTGAAGACTTATAAGATCGAGATCCCACAAAAATGTTTTCAGGAATGCAGTTTTACGTAGAACATCATTCCAACCTTCTGATAAATTCCCATTAACAACTACATAAATTTCATTTTCAGTTCCATCATAACATCCTTCTCCTACTTGAAATGATCTGTAATCCTCCTTTTCATCAATTAAAGGTTGAATTTCTTTGTAAAAAAATTCAATAAAATCTCCTTCATACTCTTTTTCAAATTTGTCATTACTTTGTGGATGTTTAATTTTAAAACCGATTCCAAAATTTGCTGAATAATCTACTCCCATGATTTAAATATTTAAAAATTGTTTGTTCCCAGGAGTGGAATCGAACCACTCCAAAAAACCGTTTGGGATTTTAGTATTCTTCGATATCGTATTTTCGCTTTATATATCTACGAATCCACCTCCTTGACTTGTCTAATTTTTGATACTTATTGACATCTGCACGGACTTTTATTAAAAGATCCTGTGATATTTGTTTTTTTAAAGACTTAAGCTCTTCTACAGAAACCGTTTTCCCTGATCGTCGGTAATTCGATATATAAATTTCATTCAATTTCTTAAACATTTCGTTTACACATCCTCCTTCTGGAGAAATTGACAATAATTTGTTTAAATCGTTGCTTTGCATAAATTTTAATCTTCTATGATTGTACTTAATTTTAATAATTCATCCATTTTCCTACGTAAAGCTGCTTTAGATTCAAAACCCTTCTCTAAAGTCTGCCATTCGGTATTTGTTCTGCTTTTATGCTTAATTCTTAGGTTTTCATTATCTGCTCTAATAATTGTAAACCCTTTTTTAAGCAGTTTTAAAACGTCTCTTGAGTGTAGTGCCATATTTTATTTTTTTTGATGATTTAATTCTTCATTTTTCGTGTTTTGAAGATTTTTAACTTCAACAACCTCATTAAAAGTTTTATTGATAAAATCTAAATCTTGCTGAAATACAATAGGAGATCTAAGTTTTATAAACAGATGCCAATCATCATTTATGAAAGCATATCTATTGCAATCCAAATACATAAAATCATTTTGCCGGCTATGAAATTGCTCCATTGCTTTGTATGTTTTAAATTCTTTAGATTTTAATTCAGAGCCTCCATCATAATACTCAAGCTTAAAGAGCTCTGCATTTTCAATATTTAGTTTTCTCTTGAATTTTTTCATCTTGTTAAATAATTTTCTTTGTTCCCAGGAGTGGAATCGAACCACTCCAAAAAACCGTTTGGGAAATTTTCTAAAATCCGGTATAGTCTACATAGACAATTTTTTCAGCAATCAATATCGCTTCGTCTACGCTTTCAGGATGTAAGTAAACTCTCACTCCATCCATGTTCTCATCTTCGTAATCCTCGTCTTTACACCATAAATAGAGCGACGGTTCTGGGGAAAGCTCAAATACAAGGTCATTTCGATCATTGATTTTCTTTTTAAAATTCACAATGATGTTATCTTCATTGTTAAAAACAAATCCCTTGTCTTTAAGTTCTTCGTGGTCTATTTCAAATGCCATAATGTTTATATTTAATATTAATTATTCAAAAAGAATTGCAGCATTACCCGCAAAGTCAACGTCCACAGTATCATACAAAATTCCTAAAAGGTCACCCAATGCACACTCGAAACCTATCGCTTGAAACTCTATAAACTCTGTTTCGTCTCCGACTTTTCTTTCCCCTGAGCCTTGGTATTCTACACCGCTTTCTAATCTATCTAACTCGATTTTAATTTTTTCAAACCCTGCTAGCTTTAAGATCATTTCTAAAATTGCTGTCTTTGTCATATTTTAATTTTAAAATTCTTTGTTCCCAGGAGCGGAATCGAACCGCTCCAAAAAACCGTTTGGGATATTATTATTTACTTCTTGTTACGTAAGCATGAAAAAGTACTCCGAACATAAAACCACCAATAAAAATGGCTGATGCAATACCTGCGTATAGTTCCATTATTTTTCTGTTTTTTCAATTGGGAATAGTTCTTCTATGATAGTGCCTTCAGGGAAATCAACGGAGGTAATTGACAATGGAATAAATTCCTTTTTTCCTTGAGCATTCGTTGTATAAGCTTCAATAAAGAAGGCTGAGCGGACGGGTTTATATGCATCCTGGATGATTTCAACAGCATCTCTAAACTTATCATCATTAAACTCTTCAGCAAGCTGTCTCAATTCTAAAACACGGGATGATTTCAATTGCCCTTTAGCATCCCTTTTTAGCAGCTTGTTAATGGTAGTAACAAGCTTTGCGCTGTTTTCGTCCTTTGCCATACTGTCGATAAACTCTTTGATCTTATCAATTCCCGCATTCACTGTATCGTCCCAACCATCAATCACACGAAAACCAAATGTCACTCCGTTTCCTTGATCATCACTAAAAGAATGACCCTGCTGTCCCTGCTTAATGTCATAAACTTCTGATTTCATAGCCAGAAGAATGCTTAAACCCTGGAATATTTCTAGTTTTGCATTTGACAACATACCCGAAATATTCAGAAGTGTATTAATAAAAGTAGGAATGCTTTCCTTTACGGTTTCTTTATAAGCTATTCTCGACTCATATTTTGCAGATTCAGCAGCTTTGGCAGCAGCTTTGAGTTCTTCAGGAGATAATTGATTTAAAATAGCCTGGCGTTGCTCAGGTGATAATGTATTAATGTCTATAGTGTTCATATTTTCTTATTTTTTTAATTCCTTTATTTGTTGTTCTAATTGTTTAAGTCTATCTCGTTTTTTCTGAATGATACTGCCATCTTTTGCAATGCTCATTTGCCACAGTACCATTTGTTTACGCCTTTCGAGCTCTGTCATATCTATCTTATTCATGTGGTAAAAATTCTGTTGGCGCTTGATATTTGAATTTAAAAATCAGTTCTTTTAGATCCGGGTAAGGCTCAAGGTCAAAAATTACCGGTAATTCTATCAATCTCATTCTTACATAAAGCTTCACATTTTCCAGTCCTAAACTTTTGAACTTTCTGTGAAGCCTGTAACGGCGATTATTCTCTTTTTTAGAATAGAGTGTGCATTTACGCCGCTTTTTCCTGTCTTTCGGTGGTTCCTGTACTATTGGCACATCAGGAAACATTTCTAAAGGCTTCACGTTTTGGCTTTTTAAAATGTTTTTTGAATGAATTTTGCTTAACTTCCCAGACTGTCCCGTTTTCATTACTCATTACTTTGGTGAAATACTCATCTTTTAAGCTTCTAAACTCTTTGATTTCCGCTAGGTCGAGAGTGTACGAAATGATCCCTTTCGGATTTTTTTGATTTTCCGGAATGTAAGCCCCTGCATTGGTTGTAAATCTGCGTTTTAAATCCTTGCTATCCTTATTTGAGGCTATAATTTCCCATTCCTGGTTAAGCATAATCTTATGTTTGGTCAAATAACAGTAGCTTTGAACTACTGCAAAGCAAATTTTGTCATTTAATAATTCTTTTATAATCATATCTATATATTTTGAAGTTTGATTTTTTCTCTGATAACCATTCTTTTAAGTCTTCTCAGGTCCTCAACGACTTTTACATTCTGTACCTCATCCTTACTGATTTGAATTTCTTTAAACACCGGATTGAGTTCATTGAAAATCATTTTATGAGTTGAGGGATCATTTACTCCGTTGGCAACACATATCTTTTGTACACAATTGGAAGTAGCTCCTATCAGATTGATATAGGCACGGCCAAAACGACTCTCTATTTCATCAAATCCTAACTTTTTTAGCTTAACACCTCTTGAAATTCTTTGCTCCAGGTGTGGAGTTCCGGCAATGATCAGCCCCATTTCGTCCTCGTTTTCGTTATAAAGGTGAATAAACCATCTGAGGGCAGAGTCCTTTAATTTATCAGCTTCATCCACAATTAACAGCGGTTTTATTCCTGTTCTTTTACGGAAAAATTCACATACTTTCATCCCTAACTTGTCAATATGGATGTATGATTTTCCTGTATCTATTCCCAACATTGAACATAATTCCATTAAAAACTCCCTCTTTGCCCACTCTCTGCAACGGATATAAAAGACCCCGCTTTCTGCATTGCTTTGAGAAAATGTTTTTAAAGGGGCACTTTTGCCTATTCCAGCCTTGTCACTGATGATCATAAAAAGATTATAGGCTTTTGCATCACTACAGATTTTTGATACTTTTCTATAGTTGATCGTTTCAGCTATTTGCCATTCTGAATCATCCCATCCGCAAGCTTTCCCAACTTTTAACCACAATTCTGGCTTTATAAGTTCCCAGTTCTCATTTACCATTTGAGAAATGGTTGCTGTCGATACATCGGCTTTTGTAGCTACTTGTCCATAGCTACCAAGCCGCTCTTTTTCTGTATTAATTGCAATAACTATTGCAGATTTTTGTAAGTTTGTCATATCATTAATAATTTTCAGACGTATTTCTTAAAATTGCGTCCTCAATATCTTCAGGAGATAAGCCGTCTCCTGAAGCTTTTTTAAGAGGAACACCGTAATTGTCATTTAAATAATCATCTTCAAAGGCATTTGAAATCCTTTTTTCTGTATACATTCCCATCATTAGAGAATCTTCTCCTATCATAGAAGCCAGCTCACGATCTCTCAACTCAGCAATCTGTTGAGCTCTTGCCTTAGCTTTGCCAACTGCTGACAGATCTTTGTTAGGTCCTTTTGTTATTGGTTTTTCAAATAATTCGGCTTCACAAAGCGAATTCAAAAGGTTACCATGTTTATTCCATAGGAATACAACAGATAAATCATTCAAATCATAGGTCATTACAACCTGTTTACCATGATAATTTTTGATAATATCATAGTATGCCGGACTTATCATATAATGGAAGTCAACGCCCACAATTTCAGTACTGATCTGTCCGTTATTTTTGAGCGTAATAGGCTTACGCAATCCAAATAACATTGATATTGTAGCCTCTGAAACGATGCTAACGTGTGGTTTTTCGCTATAATCATGAAGCTGAGCAGGTGATTGATGCACGTTTGCGTGTCTTCGTGAATAGGCAGAGAAATTTGTATTTCTGTATTTCTCTATATGCGTTGAAGCCTCTTCAATGTTCTTTAGCATGTCCCATCCTTGATTTTTAGCTTCTTTTTTGATTCTTTTCAGGTATTCCGCAGATCTGTGGGCGTATTTAGCTCTTGACTGGATACCCTCACCATAGAAGTATTTAGAATCCATAAAGAAAACAGATTGAAGAGTTCTGAACCATCTTTCTATTTTAGCTTTATCATTGGCTTTTGTTGAAATGGTCATTTTTACACCCAATGATTCTAATCTTTCAAAAAGATCAATCATTTGTGGGGTATTATAGCCCGGAAAACGGTCTGTAACCCATTCATAAGGCAAATAACCCGCATTTTGTACAGCCATTTTCATTGCTTCCAAATACACTACGTGATTTTCAGAATAGTCAAATGAATAACCCAAAACATCACCGGAATGCACATCACGTACAGCAACAACATTTATATATCTTTCAGAACCATCCTCTGCCTTATGAGCGATCATATTAACTCTGGTTGCATCCATTTCCCAACAATCACCGGCATAAATTGCGTTTTGTGTTGGAATATATGATCTGTGCATATAAGATTTTCGACTATTTGCACCAAACCTCTTTAAACCAGTTAAAAACTGAGTTTTTGACGTTTCAAAGATTGTTTGACCATACCAGCGGCGGGAAGGCGCTTTTTTTAGCGTTAATTCGCACATTTGGGTCACTTTTCGGATAATATGCTCCTGAGAGAAGGTACTGTCATCTGAATACATCTGCATTACCCAGCTAAACACTTCAGGATCATTATAAATTTCTGCATTATTATTTCCAACACGAGGCAAACGGATGATATCAACAATACTTTTATCAGTTGTTTCCAGTTCCGTAATTTTCTCTTTTAACTTTAAATAGTTGTGTGGGATGTATTGCAGGTCCAAATCCGATAGAATGGGACTTAAATCCTTATATATTTTATTCGCCGTGCCTGGGTAATTGTCTTTTTCATCCAGAATGAAGTCCAAAACGGCACAGGCTTTTGATAAAGCAGCTCTTTGAATATCATTTGCATCCTTGTAAAACTCTGAATATTGAGGAGAAACAAGTTTTAAATGACTTTTAAACCTACGTTCCAGGCTTGTGTCTTCTTTGGACCGACAAGCTGTTTTATAAGCATCTAAAAGGGCCTCAGAATCGCCAAACATATTCCTGTAATATTTAGGCGCTTTGTTTGGAATATTATTCAGACAGTAATAAAATTGTCCTGCCTGCTTTCCCCAACGCCATGACTTACCAGAATCCGGCATGAAATCTTTTGCTTTAGCAAGATCACAGGCCCTAACTGTTTTTTTGTAAACTGATCTTACTTTCCATAAATAAGCTTCAGTAATATTACAAACATCACAGATCAAACGCTCTGAAAGCCAAATGCTTTCATTGCCACCTGATTGTCTTATTAATATGTCTGTAAATTGAAGGTTCATTTTTTTATTAAAGTGTTCGTCTTTTTGGACCTGTTTTGTTCCCGCCGTGGTGTCGAAACCACGCAAGGCCGTGGCGGGATTTTAAAAAATTTCTGAAATGTCAATTTTTATGATGATTCTATACAATGAAAGCATCTCATCATAAAAATTTTCCTGTACAGCAAGTTTAGATTCTCCCAAACGGAAATAAACTTGTCTGCCATATCCAACTAAATAACAAATGATCTTATAGTATCTCATATTGTTTTAAATGTTTTGCCAATCTTATACTTTCCAAATAGTACCCATTCATAACCAATTACCTTTTCTACAAAAATTGTCGTTACTGATACTTGACGACATTTAATAATTGATTGTGCTAGCTTTTGAAGTGTTTTCATATTCTATTATGTATTATTGGTTTGTTGAACTCTTTTTTCTAACTCCTTTAAGATTTTAAGACCTTTCCCTCTTATGGGGACCCGTTCACCTCTTGCTATCTGCCCTACGTACAAAGCATTAGAACTAAACTTATATGCAATTTCTTGATAGGGCGTTCTTATTTTTACGGATTTCCGTAGTTGCTTCGCTAATGTTTCCATATATTTGCTTTAATATTATATCGCAAATATAAACAAAATTATTTATAATAAACAAAATTATTTATCGTGGATGGCGGTTTTATTAGAAAAAAGATAGAACTATCTGGATTTCAGCTAGTTGATGTTGCTAAAAAATTAGAAATAACTCCTCAGGACCTACAAAGCAAACTCAAAAGTAAAGATGTAAAGGTGTCTTTTTTGGTAAATGTAGCCAAGGCTATAAACAAAAGTGTTTATTATTTTTTTGAATCCAAAAATGAAAATATCCTTACCATTGAAAACAGTAAGGAAAACGGTAAGGAAAATAGTAATAAACCAAAAGTAAATAAAACCTTACCATCCGAAATTGAAGAACTTTCTATTAATAGCACTCAACCACAATATGACAAGGTGATGCAAAAATTAAAATTTGCAGAAGGGTTTAATTTAAGTGACAATGGCGCTCCCTTTTATGAACTACCCGTTAGTGCTGGCCGTGTACATGAGCTTATTAACATGCAGGAACGGCCTTCGGGGTATATAAGTATGCCAGGTGTAAATTGTGATGCTTATTTTCCAATTACTGGGGCTTCTTTTGATCCATATATCCGGGCTGGTGATGTTATAGGGATAAATTTTATAGATAGATGGGAAAATTTAGATCCAGATTGCATATATCTGATAATTACATATGATCAAAGGATGATCAAAAGATTAATGAATCATCCCACAGATAGCACGCTGCTAATATGCATGTCACCTAATTATAAAGAATTTAATATTGATAAATTTACGATCAGATATATTCACAAAGTTACATTTTATGGCCGACCAGTATAATGTTAAGTTGATATAATAATATGAAAATAGGTACATAAATTAACATATATAGGATTTGACATTTTCTAAAATGAACATTTAATTAATATAAAACTATTATAAATTAATGTGTTTTAGTTGATGAAGCCTTTACTTTTGGTTTTACCCTCTAAG